TTGGTACTGGTGGAACTATATTCACCACAACTTATGGTGGATTGGTTGGTGTAGGAACTGCAAATCCAACTGCAAAGTTTGAAGTTTTTGGGCATACAAAACTTGAAACTTTAAATGTTTCTGGTGTAGTCACAGCATCATCATTCGTTGGTGATGGATCACAATTAACTGGAATTACTGCATCTGGTTCTAATGTCATAATTAGAGATAGTGGAACATTAGTTGGAACTGCAGGAACCATAGACTTTGGAGATAATCTAACAGTATCTGCTGTATCTGCTGGTGTAGTAACTGTAACAGGTGGAACGATTAATAATGGAACTCTAACACTTGCAGTTTCTGGAACTGGTCTCTCTGGATCTCAAACTTTTACTGCCAACCAATCTAGTAACGCAACATTTACAGTTACATCCAACGCTACAAGTTCAAATACAGCATCAACATTAGTTGCTCGTGATGGATCGGGAGACTTCACTGCAGGCACTATCAATGCCACGAGCTTCAGAACTAATACTACGGTTGGTAATGGATCAGATGTTGGATTTGCTATCAAGTACTATATTACTGCAAGTGGTTCCTCTGCATATAGATTCGCTGGTCCTGGAGTATTGAATAGCACAAATAATCCAACTCTTTATTTACACAGAGGATTCACTTACATTTTTGAAAACTCTACTGGAAGTAGTCATCCATTTGCGATTCGCACAAGCAGTGGAGGATCTGCATACACTTCTTCATTCTTGAGTGGATCTCAAAGTGGAACACAAATATTCACAGTTCCTTTTGATGCCCCAAATACTTTAGTTTATCAATGCACCATTCACGCAGCTATGGTTGGAACTCTCAATATTGTCACATAGATTTAATCTATAAATTTAAACTATGATTGTTGGTGTAACATAAACTCAATAAATACTTAAAATAGAAACATAGTATCTGTGTTTCGCCAAAAGAACGTAAAAGATGGCAAACAATAGGGAATTATCACAAGTCGCTAGTTTTATAAATGTAGATGATACCAGTAGAAATATTGGTATTGGAGTTACAAATCCTGTTCAAATCACTGTTTCTGGTAATCTTCTTTTCTTTAATGTAGTTGGTGTTGAAAGTGTAAACTTGACATTATCATAATAAGTCGCTAGACTACCTTTGTCCTGGTTGAAGATGAGACTCTAAGACTTTATAAGACACTTTAAGAACCGTCCACTGGGTCGCACCAGGGGCGCTTTTCTGCTATAATAATCCCATAAGCAATGAGATCTGTGATCCCACTCCTTCGTCCTCATCAAGACCGTGCTCTGATTGCACTTGATCGTTATCAGAAAGGTCAAGTCGTCATGCCCACTGCTTCTGGGAAGACACTGACCATGATTGCTGATGCAATTCGTGAGTTTGAGAAAGACACTGCTCAGACCATTGTAGTGGTGGCACCACGCATCATGCTCGCTGAACAATTGTCTGCTGAGTTTTTAGAGCATATCATTAACGCTTCTGTTCTTCATGTGCATAGTGGTGAGACATCTCATTACAGCACTACAAGTCCTGATCGAATCTTTGCATGGAACTATCACAACAAAGGTCATAAACTGATCTTTACGACTTATCATTCTCTACAGCGTCTTCAGGAAGCGGATATTCGTGTTGATACCATTTACTTTGACGAAGCACATAATTCAGTTCAGCGTAACTTCTTTGAGCCTACCAAGCACTTCTCTGCTACTGCTCATCGTTGTTATTTTTACACTGCAACTCCAAAGCATTCTGCTACCAGTTTTAAACCTGGTATGAATGATGGATCTGTGTATGGTCAAGTGATTTGTAATGTTCCTGCACCTGAACTGGTGGAAGGTGGATTCATTGTTCCTCCTCAGATTTGTGTGAGTCAGATCAATGCAATTCGTGATAAAGATGATGCAGCAGAGCGTGATTGCATGACTCTTTTGGATACGATTTTCAATGAAGACAATATGCAGAAGGTTCTGGTAGCAGCACCCAATACTAAAGTTTTGGTTCGGATGCTTGCTGAGACTGATTTTATGACAGAGGTTCAGTCTTACGGGTATGATGTTCTGTGGGTGACTGCAAAGTATGGTGCATTTATCAACAACAAAAAGGTTTCCCGTGAGGTGTTTTTTGATACTCTGACTGCATGGGGCAAGGATCCTGAGAAGAAGTTCATCATTCTTCACTATAGTATTCTCTCTGAGGGTATCAACTGCCCTGGATTGACCTCCTGTATCCTCATGAGGAACATGGATTACATTGCGATGGCACAGACCATTGGACGGGTGATTCGCCTTCATCCAGACGATTCTAAGCGCCTCTCAGAGGGCACTTTGGTGCCTGGACAGTTGGAGAACTATCACAAGTCCTATGGATTTATTCATGTTCCCGTGTATAGTAATGCAGGCATCTCAACTGCCAAACGACTGCAGAGTGTCGCTGAGACAATCTTTGTTCAGGGACAACCTGCAATCTCCACCATCAAACGCTGAGGTAATTATGAAGCATCGTGTTATGTGCATGGTCAGTGGGCAAACATTCTATGTGGAATGTTATGCTCGCAATCGTCAAGAAGCAATTCAAGTTGCTCTTGCACAATATCCAAATGCCCGTATTATGTCCTCTAATGTTGTGTTCTGATGAATATTGAAAATGAAACTCTTCTGAATTCCAAACCAGGAGACCCTAATGGTTATGTGACCAAAGATGGAATGTGGGCAGCAGTGCCTTGGGGCAAAAAGTTTGTCATCATTCACAATGGACATCAAGTTCATACTGCCACTAACTACACGACTGCTAAATCTTATATTGCCAAACAAGTCAAGACATCCAAGAAATCATCTACAACTGTTGAACAATTCTTTGGTTAAATAGTATAACTACTATACTGTTTATGGATGAATCATCTGATGTCAAATGGAATCGTGGTCTGACTCTTTTTGAAGAGAGTGTATTGAAACCAGACCATGAACTTCGTAATTGTGCTCATAATCAAAAGTGTTACAATGAACTCATGTCAGTTCGTGAGAATGTGTTAGAATATCTGAAAACTCTAAGACGATGAGTGCTTCATACATTTACTTCATTATATTCTTTTGTATTGGTTACTTAATTGTAACAGATCAATCAGTTGCAAGAGGATTTTATATGCTCACTCAACTTGCAAGAGTACAATATGAGAAGATTAAGTGGTGGACAATTCATAATCCAGCAAATCAGATTGTAAAGTATTTGATGTGGAGACGCGCAAATAGACTTGCAAAAGAGTTGATGGATGAATTAAACTCTAAAAATAAATAAATCATATCTGGAAAATCTTATGCTCTCTACACAGTATAGATTGAGACTGGAAGCAATCTGCGAAAAGATTGTACTTCATAAAGAAGTCAGTTTGGAAGATATGATTTGGTGTGAGAAGCTCTCCAAGGCAAATCGCTCTGCTGCGACTATACTTCGTCAAGCAAGAAGGAAAGCAGAAAATCCTGATATGGATGCGATGGACGATTTTATGAATCAACTTGATATTGGTGGATTGGGACACGAACGCTTTGGTCGCCGTGGTTTTGATAATCCAGATGATCTACACGATTGGTTTAAGCGTGATGAAGATCAAACCGATTGGAGACAGAGGGATTGACCTACGAAGAGTTTATACACAAAGGCACCGAACATTATATGGATATGGTGCGTTTGATTGACATTAAACTCAAACATCGTATGCCTCTTACAGAAGAAGAAAAAGAAATCAATGATTACATTATGGAGTTTCAACATAACACCAGAATTAATGAGTTGAGAGATAAGTTTGAGAAGTGTCTGAATGTAGAAGAAGAATGAAACCTTTTGTATTAATTGCTTGCTTTTTACCGATTGCTGTGATATGGTTAGTGATGAAACTATCTCTATGGTTGTCCTCTAGTGTAACAGAAGTCAATTATGTCAGAGAAGATGCAAAACGACCACACGGACCCTATGTGGAGAATCCATATGAAGACACTGACACAGAGAATGAAGAGGATTGAGATTGCTGAAGTGATTGATGAAGCTATCTGGCAATGGTATTTTGAGAACGGTAAGGAAGTTCCCAACTGGAAATATGAAAAAGATCCTCAGTGGTGGACGGATTACCTAGAAGAACTTGACAATCAAGGCTAGATACTGTATAATCGCAACATAAAGACCTGTTATTATGGATTATAAACCCTATAGTATGGAATGGAGTCGGAGGAGATATCTTGCCGAAGCAATCCAACAATACTTTGATGCTGATGCCCCAGTGGATGTGATCTTGGGTGATATTGTAGACGTGCTTGGACAGAGTGCAGCAGAGCACCAAAGTCGTGCAGAAAAGTTCCAAGAAGTGCTTAATGGACTTAAGTTTGTGTCACGGAAATGAAACTGATTAATCTCAAACATCGTGAAGACTTTGGACACGATTACAACGTTCAGATCTTAAATGTTAAGAACTGGTCACTGCTTCAAGTGTCAGTCAGTTGGAACGATCAACCATCTTTGCCCTATCTTCAAGTCACATCAGGATCCAATGGTCTTCTTGGTGTTTTGTTCTGGGCACATAAGTTTGGACTAGATATTGATATCCTCTCTCGCACTTGGAGATGGGATTTTAGACAGGAACTCAATGAGCAAGAAGACTACACTGAACTGGGTTGAGTATTACTTCGGTCACTGTTTTCAGACAGGATGGAGAGAAATCTGGAATAACTTCAAGATGTGGAGAGACCTGATTAGTGGGAACTATGAGGGTTATGCTCTATTGGAAGATGATGACCCATATCAAGAATGTTATGAATGGTTCTGGGCAAGTATCAATATGGATGAATGTTTATCGAAGGAGTTTCTTGAGCACTTATTAGAATTGTGTGATAGAGTAGATCGTGGTGAAGAGAAACTGATTTCTTTTAAAAATGTAGAGCAATTATTTGAAGATTTGCACAACGACGAGGACACTTGACGAACTGACACACTCACCCTAGAAAAGGGTGAAACTACCCCTATAATACAGTCATATACACAGATATCTCTATGAAACCTAAATTCCGTGTAATCTTAGAGATGGCGATTGGAGAAGGTGTGCGTCGTGGTTATTCACGGGCACACAAACACGTTGAAAATCCTACCGAAGGTGCTATCATTCAACAGATTGAAGATGATGTGATGTCTTCTATCTACGAATACTTTGACTTTGATGAGAACGACCAATGCGACGAGTGACTGTAAAACCGAAAAGTAGTGAAGCAAAGAATCGTCTTGCTAACTCTATGGGCGGTAATCCCATCTGTGTTGTTGAGCAAGACAAAGGAGATGGTATGCTGTTTCTTGCTAGCGAGAACCAGAAATACTTCTTTTGGGTCAATGTAAGTGAAGATTGCCACTGGGAAACTGAATGGGAGGTATTATGACCAAAGCAGAAAAAGTAATTCTGGCATTCTGGGACTCTCATCAACAAGAGAGATCATACTGGCATCGTGATGGTGTTGCTGCTGCCTTGCGTGAGGTAGTCAATCAAGTTCTCCCATACAGTCCAAATGACACATTCACTGCCTGGAAACAGGAAATGCTACAAATCGCTGATGAAATTACTGCTAAAAATCTCTATTGAGGTACTACAATGACTGAACTTAATCTAACTGACAGGCAACTGATTCTGATTTCTATGGCAATGACGAATCTTTATGATACAATTACTAGAACTGGTGAGGGCAAATCCGTCCAGAGTGAGATTATGGAACTATCCAAGTATATCGGTAAAGAAACTTCAGAACAACGCAAATGACTCAACTTATTGACCCTTCTGATCCACGCTATTTCCGTCAAACATCTGACGAACCCTATCTTCGTCACGATTATAAATTAGTAATGAGCAATGGTGACACCGTTGTCTTTGATAATTATGAAGATGTGCAGCGTAGGTGGTTTGAGCGTGGTGGTAATTTTTTAAGTCACGTTGAAGTTCTAGATCACAAAGAACCGAAGAATAAGAAGAAGAAAGGTTTCTGATGAAAGAGTTTGATTATGCCTTGGACTATAAAGTTCTGGACTTCACATGTGAAGAGAATCGCCACCTTTATCGCATTGGAAGGGGTGAGCAAGGAGTTCTATTGGTTCGCCCTTATACAGACGATATTTGTAAGCATTGGAGATTTGTAAATGAATCTGTGGCTCGCAAATCTGCTGATAAAATATACAGAATGTTCTGTGATTATAAATCCGCTGGAGACTTCATTGGTATGGACATGTCACGGAAATTTCTTGAAATGGGTTTTACACGCGCCCGCAGGTATGCAAATCATCCTGATGGAAAAAAGTATGCTCGTGATGGTTCCGTTAGACCCCAATCGCCAGTCGCACTACATTGTGTCAAAGCAAGATCGGCAATAATCTTCAAAGAAGTAAGAGATAAAGCAGCATATGATCCTGTGTATCAGGAAATGCGTAAAGAATGGAGAGCATCAGAATGCAACTAGATATAACGATGGAAGAGTATGGTATAATTCTTAATGCTCTACATTATTACAAAAAAGTAGAAAAGCGTGGAAACTTTCAGCAGTATGATGATAAAAGAATTAATGCGTTAAGAGATAAACTTGCACATCAAATGGTATGGGAACAAGGAGGTATTTTTGACAAATGACACAAGTAATTGATTGGGAATCAAGATT